ATGAAGAATTTGTCGCCACCAGCCAAGATCAGCCTGAACCAGCGGTGATTGGCCATGACCAGCCGAGACTGGAAACGATGGTGCCTGACCATGCCGGCTCACTAGCTGGACTTGTGGGGGACATGGCAAAACAGATACTTCACATTGACATGATGCCCTGGCAACAGCATGTACTTGAAGGAATCTTGGCCGTGGATGCCGATCAGAAGTTTGTGCATCGCTCAAGCCTTGTTTCGGTCGCTCGTCAGAACGGTAAGACCACAATCATCCAGGCGCTCATCCTGTTTTGGCTTGTGGAGATGCCAAAGATACGTGGCGGTAAACAAACCGTAGTATCTGGCGCGCACAGACTTGACCTTGCATGCTTGCTCTTTGATGATCTGGCACCAATCCTTGAAGAGTATTACGGCGCCAAGATCGTCAAGTCTTACGGCCGTTATCAGGCCACCATGCCAGACGGCAGCAAGTGGTGGGTCAAAGCGTTGAAGCCGAACCAAGGTCACGGTATGAGCATTGATCTTGTGGTCGTTGACGAGTTATTTGACGTCAACCCCGACTCGGTTGAGGGCGGTCTGTTGCCGGCACAGCGCGCACGCAAAAACCCGTTGGCGTGTTTCTTTAGTACTGCTGGCACGGAAGAATCGGTGCTGTTTCAGCGTTGGCGTGAGGCTGGCATTCGAGCCATTGACAAGGGTGAGCCGTCAACGATGTATATGGCGGAATGGTCGCCTGACCCGAGCCTTGACCCGTTGCATCCTGCGTCATGGGCGTGGGGTAATCCTGCGCTCGGTCACACGTTGGACATGGACACAATTAGACAGGAATCCACAAACCCTGATCGGGCATCGTTCTTGCGCGCATCCTTAAACCTTTGGGTGAGTGTTGTGCGCGGATGGATTGAGCCTGGTCGCTGGCCGTCATTGGAATACACAGGGGACATCCCTAGCGGTGGCGTCGTGGCAATCGAATCGTCGCTGGATGACTCCCGATACAGCGCAACCAGATGCGTCAACCTGTCAGACGGTCGGGTGCTTGTCACCGTGGCATTCATTGCCGAGTCAATCACAGAGCTGTGGGAAAACGTGCAAGAACTTGCCAAAGACCCGACGATCAGGTTTGCCTTGTCGCCAACCGTGGACGCAACCTGCCCACCAAATATCGAGCGCCGCAGGGTCGTGGTTGGCTATGCCGAACTAGGACGGTTTACACCGCTTGCCAAAAACATGATCGCCGAAGCACGCTTACTGCACACAGGCGAAAAGTTGCTTGCCGAACATGTGCAGCGTGCCGTTGCTGTTCGCACCGACAACACGATCGTGCTCTCAAGCAAGCGATCACCTGGGCCAATTGAGTTAGCTCGAACAATGGTCTGGGGAATTGGCATGTGTGCCCGTCCTGTCAACAGCGGAAAGCCCATGCTTGTCGCGGTAAATAACTAAGATAAACGCGGCGACCGCGCACCTTGCCTTTTGTCGGAATCGGATAAGTCATGCGCGGTTGCCACTTGTATGACAAAGTAGGACTATGGCGATTTTTAACAAAACCAAAAAAGCAGCAATAAGCCCAGCGCCAAGCAAGGCTGCTGCGGCTGGTGGCTTTGCACCTGGTTACTCGTCGTCAAATGTTGGCGTAAACATGATTGGCCAGTACTACACGTATCGCGAAGGCGAAGCGCGTAACGCGGCGATCAGCGTCCCAACGATCAACCGTGCGCGCGATCTCATGGCGTCGGTAATTGGCTCAATGAATCTTCGCTCATACAACGAGTTTTGGAACGGCGAAGAAATGGAAAAGATTTACATCGCTCCACGTTCATGGTTGCGCCGACCAGACCCAACAGTTTCGTTCCAGTTTCTTATGAGCTGGACTCTTGATGACCTCATGATGTTTGGGCGCGCGTTTTGGTACATCACCTCACGCACCGCCGACGGATACCCTGCCACGTTCACTCGACTGCCAGCAGGCTCAATCACTACTACCGACATGGCTGGCCCTGTGTGGTTTGCTCCATCGTCGCAGGTGTATTTTCAAGGCGGAGAAATTGACCCAGCAAACCTTGTGCAATTCTTGTCTCCAGCACAAGGCCTGATCTACTCGGCACCAGGCGCAATTGAAACCGCGCTTAAACTTGAAGCAGCGCGCAACCGCAACGCATCGTCAAGCATTCCTGCCGGCGTACTTAAGCAAACTGGTGGCGAACCACTTAGCGCGCAAGAACTTGCTGATTTGGCTAGCGCTTTTAACGCTGCTCGAGCAACTAACCAGACTGCAGCGCTTAACGAGTATTTGACATACACGGAAACAAACAGCACACCTGACAAGATGCTTTTGATTGAGGCGTCGCAATATCAGGCGCTTGAAATGTCGCGCCTTGCAAACGTGCCACCGTATTTGGTGGGTGTTGCTACTGGCGCTTATTCATACCAGTCGTCACAGCAAGCGCGTGCCGATCTTTATTTGTTTGGCGTGAAATTGTATGCCGACGCAATTGCTGGCGCTTTGTCAATGGACAACGTGCTACCACGCGGAACATACGTTGAGTTTGACGCCGATGAATACCTAGAAGAAAACTTTATGGCCGATCGCATGGACAATGAAGAAGTAGTTGTAAGAGAAAACACTCAAGAGGAGTTAGCACGATGATTAAGTTAATTGCAGGGGATTTTACGCTTGACGCCGCCAAAGGCGACGCACCACGACGCACAATCAGCGGAACCGCAGTTCCCTACAACGTGCCGGCAACAGTTTCGGACGGCACAGCTGTGATTTTCCGTCCAGGCTCATTGCCAGTCGAGGGCAAAGCTCCGCGTCTGTTTATGTACCACCAGGCTGATATGCCAGTCGGCGTCGTGACCGAGCGCGTGGATACCGAGCAGGGAATGCTGTTTAGCGCAAAGATCAGCGCAACCAGCCTTGGTAACGACGCTTTGGTTATGGCTCAAGACGGCACAATTGACCAAGTTTCTGTTGGCGTAAACCCAACCAAGTTCTCATACGACGAAGCAGGAACCATGATTATTGAAGCAGCGGATTGGACAGAGTTATCACTTGTTCCGATCGGCGCGTTTGGTGACATGGCCAACATCGCTTCCGTCGCTGCGAGTATCCACCAAGAGCCCGAAGAAGTAGTGTTAAATGAAGAAGTAGTCCCAGAACAGGAGAATGAACCCATGTCAGAAGTAACCGTTCCAGCAGTTGAGGCAACAATCCCAACCGCACCAATTTTTGCACAAGCCAAAAAAGAGTTCGTTTTGCCAACAGCAGGCGAGTTCATGGCCGCTTACCACATCGGTGGCGACACGTTCAAGAACATGAACGCTGCAGTTGCCGAATACACCGCATCGAAGCGCACCGCATTGCAGGCAGCTGCAGGTGACGTGCTTACGACTGACACACCTGGTCTTTTGCCAGTTCCAGTACTTGGACCATTGGTTCAGGACTTGAACTTCTTGCGTCCAGTAGTCGATGCTGTTGGCGCACGCGCTTACCCAGACAGCGGACAGTCAAAGACGTTTATTCGTCCAACCATCACCACGCACACCAGCGTTGCATCACAATCAGAACTTGGTGCAGCATCAGCAACAACCATGGTGATCGCCTCCAACTCAATTAGCAAAACCACGCTTGCTGGTCAAGTAACGCTCTCAGTTCAGGACATTGACTTCACTTCACCTGCAGCAATGCAGTTGATCTTGAATGACCTCATGGGCGAATACATGATCGCTTCTGACAACTTGGCTGCAGACAACTTGCTGACCGCAGCAACTTCGTCAGGCGTTTGGGATGGAACAGTTGCCGACTTGCTCAAGTCGGTTTACGACTCAGCAGTTGACATTTCAACAAACCGCAACTGGACACCAACCCACATGTTCGTCAGCCCAGACGTATGGGGTCAACTTGGACAGCTCGCCGACACAACTGGCCGTCCAGTATTCCCATTCATCGGCGCTGGTCTTACCGGTCAGAACGCACTTGGCAACGCAACAGCAACATCATGGAACGGAAACCCACTCGGTTTGCAGTTGGTAGTTGACAGCAACTTCGCTGCCAAGACCATGATCATCACTCGTGTTGGTCAAGGCGCAGGCGATGCTTACGAGTTCTACGAATCCATCCGTGGCCTCATGAGCGTTGAACAGCCGTCAGTCTTGGGTCGCAACATGTCATTCCACG